GATGACTCTCGTGGGTTGTTCGGCTCGGCGCGGGAGCTAACCACGACATGGATTCGAACTAAGACCAAACAACTGCAACAGGCACAAGGTGAGCCGGAAACGCTGATTGATAGCGGCGGATCGAGAAACAGCCATAGTTGGGACAAGCAACAGATAGACCGAGACACGCTTAGAGAAATCAAACACATCCGCGAAACCGGCGGGGTTGTCTCACACTTAGTGCAGAGCAAGGCGCTTATGACGTTTGGAACGGGCGTACAGTTTGAAGGGGAAGATGACGTTGTTGAGTGGTTAGACGACAACTTCAACAACATCGACAATCTGCTGCTGTCGCTTGGGGAAGATGCACTTTGGTATCCTTACAGTATGGCGGAAATCGTTGAGACACGAGCAGGTGGGCTAAGCCATATTGAGCCGATTCAACCGTGGACTATGCTTCCCGTAACAGATGAAAAGGGTCAAATCCAGCGGTGGGAACAACAAATCAGCCACCGGAATGGTGATACCAAAGTGTTCGCGCCGGATGAAATCGGCTATTTTGTGGTGAACAAGTCGTCGGCCCGGGACAAGACAGGTATCTCGGCGGTGATGCGTGCCCGTCGAGAAATTGAAACCTACCGCGACAATGCGGAAGCGGTCAAGAACGCCATAGATAATGCGGCGTGGCCCCGGCGGCTGTTCAAAGTCGGCCGGGAAGATGCCGGCACAATCAACGACAATGAGTTACGCCGGGTGCGGAACCGCGTGGATAACTTGGATGAAGACACTACCATTGTCGCCGGCCCGCACATTGAACACGAAACGATGGAGGCGCAGAACTTTGAGTTTAATGCAGTCACCGAACACGACTTGAAGAACTTGGCCACGGCGTTAGGCGTACCCCAAGAGCTTGCCAACATCGGCAAGGATGGGTTGGGGAGCGGGATGCCGGCTGAATTGAGATTAACCGCGTTTGAGCGGCAAGCCCGGGCCGCCCAACGGGCTATGGCGGACCAATTCGTCGAGCAGATTATCCGCCCAATCCTTGAGCAGTTTTCCCCGCATCCAAAAGACGCCGACTTGTCGCTTGTCTTTGGCGACCCCGTGGATGAAGAAGAGCGATCTCTGCAAGACACAGCCAGTTGGATGACCACCAACGAAGTGCGCCAAGAGCTTGACTTGCCGCCGGTTGAAGATGACGAGATTGGGGAATCATACAAAAAGCCAGCAAATGTTGGGGAAGAAGAAAACAACGGGCAACAAGGGGGTGGTGCTGGACTTTTTAGCGATGGGAGGGCGCTGAACACGCCCCAAGGCGTGCCGGAAAACGCCGTGAGTATTAGTGATAAGTCTCAGGCTCCTGAAAATGCTTCAATTGTGACTGGCCCCGGTGGTGGTTTGTATTACGTCCCGGCAGGTGATAGTGCCAATGACGGTGAAACCCGTGGCGAGATTATTGATGAAATGGTCAAAGAACTACCAGAAAATTATACCCCATCAACTGAACAAAACGTTTTATCTACTATTGAAAAAGCCACACAAAACGGGGAAACCTACACGGATGTAGTTAAAACAGTTGAACAATCTGTAAATAATTTAGACACAAATGATGAGCGGAAAATACGTCAACAAGCATATGTCAACCGGACGCGAGAAGCAAATATTGGCGGAGAATCCGTTGAAGTATCCCCGGTTATTCGTGATGCTTTAGAGTCTGAAGACAGTAAAATCAAACAAGCAGCGAAAGAAGAGTTGGATACTGAAACATATTCTCATCCGAGGTTAGACAATACACACGCCGTGTTTGATGACTTTTCTGACTGGCGCGATGAGCGTGAAGGTTCATTATTAAACACAGGAACCGCGGAACTATGGGGTGCAGTAATTGACTCCACAGGAAATGACAACATCCCGTCTGATGCTACTGCTGACCCCGATACTGTAGGCGATCCGTTACCTGTTGAACAAGGCAACGAACCGACTACTGCAATCGGTGATAATATCCAAACAACGCGAGAAACATTGCGAGAGATGTTTGGAGAAACGATCCCCGTCGCTCGCGGCGTGAGTGGTGAATTTGCCGAAGAAGTTCGACAAGCCAAAGAATCAGGTGAAGAGATTGAGTTAAACCACAGGGCGTTAGAATCTTGGTCAACATTCCCGGACCACTCGGAAAAATTTGCAAATGAAGGCGATGGTGGTGGCATAGTAATCACATCTGAAGTTCCTGTTGATGAAATATATGCAAGTAGCTTTACAACACCCGGGCTTGATGAGTCAGAAAACGAGATAATTGTAGGTAAAGATGGTCCGGAAACATATTCAGCCGACCAAATATTTGACGCAGATGATGAAGGTATGGCAAACGTATACGATGTTGCGGCTGAAAGAGGGACATAACAATGCCTGAAATTCCTGAAAAACAATCTGATTGGTTACGTGCTATTGACACAAGGGAAGTGTATGAAGATGCTGGTTTATCTACGGTTGGCAAAGATGTTTCTTCTTCTGTAAGTGATGACTCAGATTGTCTCCCCGAATTTGAAGCGTGGCTTGGTGAAGTCCACCACCACGTTGCATATGGGGATAGCTCCCGCGCGCTGACGGAATTCAGTCAGTCCCAACTCCCTGATATTGTCAAAGATCGACTCCGGCAGTCCATCATGTCGGGGGCTGTGTTTAATGATGTTGAGGCAATCAGCTCGGATGAACTACTTGACTTCCGGCAAACGCTGGCGGACGGATTAACCGAAGATAATTGGAGCCTTGACGAGTTAGCGGGTGAGCTATCGAATCGGTTCGACGTGAGCGAAGACAAGGCCGAGACAATCGCCCGGACGGAAACGCAGTCTATTGTGAATCACGCCGCGGAAGACGCCTATGAAGAACTGTCCGAACGGCGTGATGAAGAGTTCGAATTCAAGTGGGTTGGGAGTGATGACCGCCGGACCACGGAAGCGTGTACGTGGCTGTTAGAGCAGACCAACCCCGACCACGGCGGCAATCCCGTATCGCTTGAAGAACTGAAGGAGCTAATCCAAGAAGCCCCGGAACATGACCCTGAATTACCGGACACCATGGCGCGTGAATTCACGCCACATATCAACTGCCGCAAGCGGTACGTCCGCCACGTGGAATGAGCAACGAAGACAACACCACGTCAAGCGCAACCGAGCGGTGGGTCTACACGAATGACATCTTGGCGGGGTGCATTATCACCACAACGGCGGTGTTGATTTATCTAAAATACGACTTGCCAACGGCGTGGACGGTCACATTGCTGTTGTGTGCAATCTGGTTGTTCGGGCCGAAGACCGTCACCGCACTCAACAAACTCCGCGGGAAGTGACCAAATCATTATCTCGCTTGGCCGTTCATAGACGGGTATGAGCCTGCACGACAAGCTCACCGACATCCGCGGTGTGGGTGACGCCACGGCCGAAGAGATCGTTGCGATTGTTGACGCCCATGATGAAGATGACGCCCCCGATGAAATGGAATTAGTCGAGCGGGCATATATGAAGCTCCAAGAAGGCAAAACCGGGTTAGCAGAAGATGCGTTAGCCCGCGCGCTGGATAAGTAGCCCAATCGCTTTACTTGCCGGCGTGATAGAGGGTAGTATGAGCGATGACATCTGCATTGAGTGCCAAAGCGATGCGGTCAAAGAGTGCGCGGAGTCGGTGTTTCAAGACAACCCCGATCTAACCAAGTCCCAAGCGTTCGCAATCTGCCAAGCGCAAGAAAACAAGGGGGAGTTATCTGAGGTGTCCTTTGAGAAGGCGTTAGATGAAGAAGACCCGTGTTGGGATGGGTATGTTATGGTCGGCACCAAGATTGACCAAGCTGGAAATGAAGTGCCAAACTGTGTCCCTGAAGAAGACGCCGACCCCGCGAACCTTGCGGCAGGGTGTCCCGATGGGCAGGTTAACATCGGGGATGAATGCGTCCCGATTGAAGAAGTTGAAGGTGTCCCGCCGAGCGTGTTGAACAGCGCGCCCCGGGTTATGGCCGCCCGTGGGTTAGACACCGATCCCATCACGCGCGACGAAACGGGCCAAAGTGAAGTCACGTATCGCAACCTCCGGCTCCTAACCGAAGGCGTTTGGACGGATCAGAAGAGTAAGACGCCCACCCTATATCCTGAAGACGGCATCGAGAATATCGAAGCGCAATATCCCGATGCCTATGCTGGCCCGCCGGTCAACGTGATGCACGACGTTGACCCTGAAACGGGGGCTGTCCACGAGCCAAGCCACGGCGGGTATGTCGCCCCCGATAGCTTGCGGTTTGAGTCGGGGGCCCTTATGGGTGATATCGTGTTAGACACTTCTACTGCCGCGGGGGAGTTTGCGGATGAGAATCTGCAAAGTGCGCTTGAGAACAACGGGCAGGTTGGCTTTGGTGGGCCAAGCGTCGAGTTAGACTTGGACCCCGAAAAGCACATCCACGCGTCGGAGCATCCCCGCGCCGAGAAGGAAATCAGCGGTGGCTACCTGACGGGCTTAGGGTTGGTGATGGAACCCGCGGATACGAACGTGGACTTTGCGAAAGAAACCCGCCAGCGTGCGGTCGCAATGGGGGGAGATAGCCCAACCGATAAGGCGCTATGCCGCCGACTGGCAGATATGGACGCCGAAGAAGTCCGTGACACGTTGGAAGAGCACGGTGTTGACACGTCAGGGATGGATGACGCGGATGTGGTTGAAATCGCTGAATCGCTCCACGATGACCTGATGGGTGAGATGGACGGTGGCGAGATGGATGCAGACGCCGACACCGAAGAGGCAGATATGGCGACCCACGGCGATGACGAGATGGGCGCCGAAGATGACGAAGATGAAGATGACGAAGATGACGAGAAGGACATGATGGGGGCGATGGACCTACTGGAAGAAGAGATCGATGAACTGTGGGAGAAGCTTCGGGAGATTGAAGACCAAATGGCAAGTGGCGAAGAGATGAGCGCAATGAAGGAAGAGCTTGCCGCGGCCGACACGGTGGAAGAGATCGAAGCCCGGCTTGCTGAACTTGAGTCGCAACCCACCGACCCGAAGACGTTGGCCGCCGACAGCGACGAAGATGACGAGTTTGAACTGTGGGCCAACGCAGAAGGGATGCCGGAGTCGGGCACCCGCCCGTTCTAACGGCAGATTAGGCCGTTCTTTTTTACCACCGGCGTAGTAGCGGCAGATACAGATGAGCGCGAGCGAACACAACTTTGCGGAGGATGTCCTTGTCGCAGGGGACAGCCTTCGGAGCTTCACCGCCGACGGCGCTGTGAACCAGCGCAAGGCGGTGGACGTGAATGGTGACTTGCAAGTGACCCAAGTCGGCACCGCCGGCGACCCGGTGTATGGCGTCGCGCTGTATGACGTGGCCGACGGCGAAGAGATTGACGTGGCCGTTGACGGGTGTGAAGTCCGTGTTGAGGTTGGCGGGAGTGGTGCAACCGCCGGCAACGCGGCGGCGGTTGACACCGACGGCAACTTTGTTGACGCGGGTGGCGACACGTCCGGCGACAACGTTGTTGGCACGTTCCTCGAAGGCGGATCGGACGGTGACTTGGTGATTATGTACATCGACACGACCGTGGGGGTGTCCCAATAATGGCGTACAAGCAAGCCAAGCGCCGACTGCATCAAGTCGGCACGGAAGGCAACTGGCGGTTCAAGGGGCTTCTGCTGGCGGCCCTTGACCGAGATGTGTCGCCCGATGACGTGGCGAAGGCGTGGCCCGAAGCCGGTAGTCCGTCGGATTACCGCTTCCTCCGGGGGCATGACCGACGTGACCCCGAACAGGAAGCCGAGCGCCGGGTTGTGGCCGAGCGCGGGGACAGTCGCCACCGACTGCTCAAGGACCACGTGGCCAACGCCGATAACACGCCCAAACATCTTAGCGATCCGACGCGGGAGCTTGGCGATGAGACGCTTGGCGCGCCCCTTGACGGCGCTATCAAGCGCACGCTGTTCAGCGCGTCCACGTTTGAAGAGATTAACACCCTCTTCCGCGAGCAACTGCTTGAGACGGTGATGGAGGGTGCCGAGCGCCGGAAGGTGGCTCGGGACGCGGCCAACATCATCAACGCGGAAACCCGGAAGGGTGACGTGCCGGTTGGTCGGGATGAAGTCTTCGCCACCGAAGTCGCGGAGGGTGCGGAAATCCGTGACGACCGCGAAGAGTACGATACGATTGCGTTCAACACCACCAAGTTCGGCCAGGGAGCCCGCGTGACGGATGAAATGGTTGACCACGCGATGGTTGACATCATTGAGCGTCAAATCGAGTATGTCGGCGCGGCGGTTGAGAACGCAATCAACCGGGAGTGGCTCACCACCCTTGTTGATAACGCGTCCAACAACCACGACACGCAAGGGTCCAACCAAGGCGTCCCGGCAATCAACGCGGCATATGGCGAGGTGGATTCGGACGACTTCATCCCGGATTCATTCGTCACCCACCCCGAGTATCGGACCACGCTATTCGACGACTCCAACATTGCGTTTGCCAACCGCGCGGGCACGGATGACGTGGTTCGAGAGCGTGTCTTTGACCCGCTGCTGAGTGTCACGCACTACGGGTCGTCGGATGCGACGTATGACTCCACCAACGGGAGCGAAACGTGGGGCTTCGCCAACGACGGCGAAAAGGGTGCCGTGGTGTATGACAGCGATCATGTCCACGTTGTGATGTACAACCCGGACGGCAACGACATCCAAGTGAAGGATTACGAAGACCCGATCCGTGACTTACAGGGTGTCAACGCGCGGGTGCATACGGACACGATATACTCCCAGCAGCGGGCTGCGAGTACGGTCGAATACTAACGCTGTTGTGAACTTTTTTTTCGCGCTGGGGGCGTAACCGCGGGTGTGAGTCAATCCGTCGTCAACAACACCGTCGAAGGGTTCTAACGCTCTCGGCCATATGTTTATCCCGTTGCGACACGGACCATAAGATATGATGCTCCGCCGTGCGGAAGGGAGCCGGCCCGTTGATTCCGAGTGGCATAAAGAGCGCCAACGCGCCCGGATGACTGCCTTCTCGACCGATGAATTCGGCGAAATAGATATCGAAAAGTACGACTTAGATACCGCCCGCATCACGGGACGCGAAAACTCTGAGAGTTACACCCACGACCGGCCAATCAACACCGAAGAGACGGGCACGAATGGGTTTGATGTGCGGGAGCTACCGACCTACTAATCGCCGGTACGCTTATGGTTTAAAAACTGTATAGCCACAGGTATGCCGCCCCTGTTCCCGTCTATCTTGCCCGGCAATGGTGAGTTTGTTGATGACGCGTACACGGCTGAAGAGTTAGAGCGGATGGAGTGGCAAGAAATCCGAAGTATCGCCGCCGAAGTTGAGACGGATGAAATCAATGGGCAAAGCGACCGGGAAGAGATGGAATCTGTGCTTGAAGGGCACAAGCGCGTATGAGTGTGCATACACCGCTTGATGAACTGTCACTTGTAGATCGGACAGCGATTGATGACCCGGTGTGTCGGGAGCAAGGGCTTGTGTTCACGGCCGATGTGTGGGATAAACTTGACCACCAATTCAAACGCCGGTTAGCCGCGACGGCGGCGAGTGACAACATAAACGGCAAGTCTAATGCCTTGGAGCTACGGGAGTTTTTCGTGTGCCAACGGAGCCTTGGGGAGTTTGAGCAGTAGCCCAACCGCTTTACTTCCGCACGTATAACCTACTGATATGGCAGTCGCCCGTGCCGACGTTGAAGACTTAGACTCAACGGGGTGGTCGCAATTAGATGACTCAAAGAAAGACGCGTTGCTTGAAATGGCGCGCACGCGGGTTGATACGGTGTATGGCGGCCAAGTCTCGACTATCTCAATCGTGGAGGAAGGCGCGCGGGATGACGTAATCAAGCTCATCGCTGCGCACTTGTATGAGTTAGCCGAAGGCGGGGAGACGACGAGCGAAAGCAGTACCGGCGGGAGTGTGAACTACAATTCGGGGAGTGTCCAAGAGTATCAGGCGCTAAGCGAAACCCGATATGGACGGCAAGCCCAAGATTACCTCCAAGATGAAGCCGGCATCGGGATTGTCCGAACCTACTAATGGCGCTCAACATAGACATCTCCAAGACTGTCAGCTTGGACGCCGGGCCGGCAATCAAAGCGGGAACTCGCCAATGGATGGAAGACGGAGCCGCCGCCGGCTTCGCCAAAAGCCAAGAAGAGGTGCCTGAAGATCGCGGCACCCTCCGTCAGTCGGGTTTCCAACCGGAATGGACGGCCGGCGGGACGCTTCGGTGGGGTTACTCTGCCGGCCACGCGGATGATATGGAGTTTGGAACCCGCCCGTTTTGGCCGGAGCTTGAACCGTTACTTGATTGGGCCGAGCGCGTGGTCGGAGATCGGAGCTTCGGCTATTACGTCGCCCGTGAGAAAATCCCGAGCGAAGGGATTGATGCCCAACCGTACATCCGGCCCGGGCGGGATAAGCAAGTACAATGGTACAACGCGCGAGACGTTCGGAGCTACATTGACGAGAGGCTTCAATAATGTATTCCGAAGAAGAATTAGCCGAGTTAGAAGAGCGATACGATAAGATAGATGAAAAACTCATCTTGATACAGATGTTGATGGAGCTAACAGCGATTCGTGAAGCCGTCACCGAAACACGCGAAGACGTGACTGCGTATCGGTGTGACCACTGCGGGACCGAAGTCGCAGCCCAAGAGCGTATCCAACACGCCACCGAAAAACACAACGCACCACCGGGCGCGGATGTAACACATCTGTTCACGCCGCTTTGACCAACTTGTTTTGCCTGTGGGGTGTGTGAATAGAGTATGAGCGTATCCAGCACGTCAACCGATGCGGTGCAAGTCGTGGTTGACATCCTTGATGGATACACCGGGTGGACCCTATCAGCGCCCGAAGTGTATGAATGGGCTGAGGTAAGCCAACAAGAGCGCGAACACAATCCCGATCCAGCGTTATATGTGTGGGCCCCCGCCGACGCGACGCTTGACCAGTTCGGCGCGGAATACAATCACATCGACGAAACCCGAATTGTTGAAGTGCAGGTGTGGGATTTAGACCGGGACGACGTAGAGACTTATCATCAAGACGTGATTGACTTCTTCGCCACCTATGCTAACGATAACGAACAGAACACGCCGTTCCACCACATCCGCCCCACTTCCGCGACCGACAGCCGGAGCGAACACACCCGGCAACGAACCGACCATTATATTATGAGCGTCCAATGTGACTTACACAACCACAGAGATGTCTGATTCACCGTCCAATCAAGTGGCCCGGTTGATAAGTGCCAACAACCTGTTAATCGGATGTGATGAACAATGAGTGTCGGTCGGCAATCACCATATCAGCGGTATCTCTCCGAGCGCCGGAGGAAGTGTAAGATGAAGCCGCGGCTGCTTATGCTTGTGAAGGGCTTTCTCTTCTCCGCTATTATGGGCATAGTTGTGTCCATCTCGATTGTTGAAGGGCAGGGTGAGATTACAGTTGTCGCGTTCATTGTGGCGGTTTTGCTTGTCTTTGGCATTGAGATAAATGAAATTGAAGTCGGGAACGCACTCTATATTGACTTCACAAATATCTCAAAGCAGAATGACCCTGACGACTCAAACGATGACGGGCCGGAATAGCCCAACGCTAAAGGCTACTTGTGCGTAACCCGAAGGTATGAGCGCCGAAGCGTATTGGTTTGACGACGCCGCGCTAACCACGTTTGAAACGGATGAGGGAACGCCAACGCAAATACCGATTGCTGGATTACAGGGGGTGACGATCACGCCGAGTGTGTCAATTGAACAGCTTTACACCGGGGATTCAATCAAGATTCAAGAGCAGAAGCAACATGAGTTTTCGGTTGACGTGAATATTGTGTATTCGAAGTGGGACGAGTCGTTTGCCAAGCAATGGCTCGGCGGCGAGGGGTCCACGGCGATGAGTATGACCGACACGTCCGACCCCCAACGGTTCGCAATCAACACCTTTGACCCTGTGTCGGTTGGTGGCGGGACGACTATCAATAGCCAAGTTGACGGCATCACGTTCGAAGAAATGCCCTTATTCGACGGCTCGCGTGGGGAATATGTTGAATGGGACTTATCCGGCACCGGCGAGGACATCGTGGATTACAGCACGGCCTAATCAACACAACAAATGTCTGATACCCCGCCCCCTGCCGACGCCATGCCCGGCGATGCCGATGACGTGGCGCGCCCTGATGACTTTGAAGAGCGCGCCGAAGAGC